AGCGTCAGTATCCGACCTCGATCGTCGATGAAGTCCCTGATGTCCAACTGCCCGGATCGGAATAGCTGGGCCTTTCGTTTGCCGAGAGCAAGCTCCTGAGTCGCCCTGCTCTGGTCCCTGAGCCATTGCCCGTAGGTAATCTTGTCGGAGACGCGGCCATTCATCGCTGCCCGCTCGCTGGCCGGCATCTCGGCAAAGTCAAACCCCATCTCCTTCCACGATTTGCACACCGGCACCGTCGTACAGCGACAACCGATGTGCTGTGGAGGTCTCGGCCCGTCCATCAGGTCGTACACCTGTCCATCGTAGGCCGCACACACCTCGCACGTGTGACTGTCCAACGTCGCTACCCATTGCACCGCCGCAACCACGTCGGCGTTGGCCAGGTAGGTGCCCTGCCGCACATTGTTCACCACGCCGGAAACGCTCGTCCGCACCACCGATTCAATCTCCCGTCTCGATCTGGCCAGCAGACCGTCGCGATAGCGATTCTTGGCCGTTCCCCGAATCCGGCGCACGATGTCGTCGATCCCCTCGCCCTCCGCGACGCCGATCATGATCTGCCGGTTGACCTTGATCGCCTGGGCCTGCCCAAGCTCTTCGAACCACTCCCGGACCAGTCGGCCGTCAATCGGCCGGTTGACGACCATCTCCCTGATCGTTGGCACCGACAGCGTGTTCAGGGCCATCTTCACCGGCAAAGCCTTCTCGATCACCGCCGCATCCCACTTGCCCTGGCTCCTGCCCAAGTCGATCAGGTCCGGCTCCAGGTCCTTCCTCATACGCGAGTACGCCGCCGCCAGCACTTCTTTCGTGCTCTCCCGCAGGATCCGCAGCCGGTTCTCCGTCAGCGTCTTGCCGGCGTACTTGGTGAGCTTCTCCAGCAAGTCGGGCTCGAGATCGCGATTGAAGAACGAGATGATCTTTCGCACCTCGCCGGTCTTGTACTGCTCCAAGAGGACCGCGTGTCGTATGATCCGGTCGCGAATCAGCTCGTTGACCGTCTTTAGTTGCCCCACGTCAATCGGCATCCGGCCGGCTCCCTGCACACATCAAATCCAGGCCCAACCGGTCGACCAGGACCGCCCCCATCAGATCATGCCACAGACCACCATGTCCGTTCCGTGCCGCCGTCGCCGCCAGTCGGACCATGGTGCGGTTGTGCTCCCGCACCATCGCCTTTGCCGCCTCCGCCTGGTCTTCCGTGTTCCGTGCTTCGCCCATTACTTCTCTCCGTACCTGGACCTTCGGTCCCAATGCCGCCCGCGCGACCACGACCGCACGCCCGACCAGTACCCCCGCCGCCTCAACACCACCACCGGCAGCGAAACCACCATTATCACCCCCGCCGGCCAGTAGAGCGGCCGATACAACCACGTGCCGTAGAACCGGCACCAACACCACCCGAACTTCATCCCCAACGCTTCGAGCAACCCGCCGTCTTCGTAGTCCAACGCTCCGCCTCCTACGCAGCCTTGTCGCGGTCTGCTCTTTCGTCCTGGCCATCCGGCGGCCGATCTTCATCCTCCCGCCCGATCATGCCCAGGTCCGGCCCCTCTTCCTCGATGCGAGCCAACTCCTCATCGATATCGTGATTCTCCGGCAATAGACCCCGCAACTTGGACGCCTCCAGGATCGTTCGCCTGGACAGATCACCCCGGTCCCTGAGCTTCTGGAGATTGTCCAGATCCTGCGCCGATCGCGGCAGCAGACCGAAGTCGTCATAAATGTCCACCCCGAACCCCTCCGGCAGCGCCACCCTGCTCCATTCCGCCGCCAAGGCATACGCCTCCACCAGCACCCCCTCTTCCTCCCGCACCCACGATTGCAGGTCACACTGGCCCTTGCCTTCGTCGATCGCCTTGCCCATCGCCGTCTCGTTGCCCCACGATCGTACGGTCAGAGGCCCCATGCTCACCGCCTCCATCTGCTCTTCGAGGTGGCGCAGCTCGTTCTCCCCTGCCGTCACCGCACTACCGCTGTGCTCGACCAGCTTCATGTCTGCGTTGGCGTTGGTCGTCTTGACGGCATGATTGACCCCCCAGACGATCCTCCCTTCCATCTCTTTCGCCGTGAGGCCCTTGACGAAGACCACGCCCGAGCGGGCGAATCGCAGGTTGTTGCGGTGGTCACTCTGGCTCTGGTAGTGCGCCAGATTGAGGTCCGCCAGGTCCCTCATCGCCGGCGCTGCCGTCATAAAGCCGGTGCGGTTGACATACAGCGTCACCAGGGCAATCTTCCCCAGAGACATCGGTCCCGATTCGATCACCTGCCAGTCGTCCTTCTCGCCTCTTTCATGCAGCTCGTAGGCGTCCGGTCGAATCACCCTCACCCGCTGGCGGACCTCAACACCATAGTCGTCTTTGCGCACATACGCCGACTCGCGAATCCGAATCTCGGTCAGCCGCTGTTCCCCGTTCGGTCCCTTCTCACAGACCCAGCCAATCAAGTCTTTGGGGTCGATCAGGACAAACCTCGGACGCAGCCCCATCTGTCGCTCTTCGCCAAGGTTCGCCGCCTCGTTCGGCGGATAGTCCACCAGGATGTGACAGAGGCCCCGGTTGACCGCCACCGTCAGCACGTCTTTCGAGAAACGCGTCAGGTTGCGGCCTTCCTCGTCCACGCCCTCCGCCATCGCATTCAGTGGCTCGGGAAGCTCACCGCGAATCGTCACCGCCCTGGCGAACGGACGCCGGGACAATTCCCGGACCGCCTTGGCGTATCCGTTGTAGAGGACGGATCGGGCCAGCCGGCTTTCGTAGGCATCGGACCCCTCTCCATCCTCCTGTGGGAGCCATTTCGTGCCGGCCGCCTTCATCGCCTGCGTGCCGCCCATCAGGTCATCGACCAGTTCCCACGCCGGAAGCATCTGGTCATACGCGGGATGCGTTGTGTCCACTGGCATACTCGCCATACTCATTTCCCCCAGTTCAAAGTTGCCCGGACGGCTCTTGGACTTCATCTGCCTGTGCAGCCTTCCTTGATGCGGCAGTCAGCCGTGGAGCAACGGCACCGACCGTCCGGGCGTCCGACGAAGACCCGCCGCGAAATTCCGCTTCTGTCACCAGTTCCGTCACGTGGTCCGTCAGCGCCCCACCCACCCATCGACGCCAGGCGTCCACGTCCATCCAAGAGTCGGGGTCGTCCCAATCTCCCGCATCCTCGGCCGGCAGGAACAACGGCTCGCCACCGAGCAGTCTGCCGTACCCGAGAAGCACCGGCTTCTTCACTGGATGTGGATGCACAAAACGCTTGTGGATCGACCACGCAATCACTTCGCCGCCCTCTTCAGCAGGTACTCGAAGAACTTGTTGCTGAGGAATCGGCCGTCCTTGCCCACGCGCAGGGAATTGCCAGGGTCGTTCGGGTCGATGATAAGCGAGCCGGCCACGACATAGTGCATGTCGATGTCGTTCGGGTCGCTGGTCACGAACACCGGCCCCACGTCCAGATACCTACGGGCGCAGGATGTCGCTGACATCGCTATCGTCGTCAGAATAAGCAGCCTGATGAATCGCCGCATCCCGCTCCTTCTGTTCTCGCTGTTGTTTCTCGTTGCGTGAGGCATACCACCTCCACACCGCCAGGGCCAGCACGAACGCCGTCGCTATGACCGACCCGATGGCTTTCATGGTGGGCCTACTTCGTTGTGGTCGTCGGCACGTTGTCCTTGATCGACTGCGCCACCACGGTCACCCCGGCCCGCAGCGTGGTCAGGCCCATGCCCGCCGCGATCGGCCAGACCCATTCCGGCACCGTAAACCACCCCATGCCCTCCGCACAGCCGAGAGCCAGCATGGCCCCCGCCACGATGTAGGTCTTCTTGCCGTCAAGGAATGCCAGAACCTTGCTGAAATCCATTTCCGAGCCCTTTCAAAGGAGTTACTTCTGTATACCAGCAATGAGAAGCAATCACGGGAACGCCGTCATGGCAAGCACTTTCTTTCGGCGCATGAAAAAAGCCTGGGGCCATACCGGGCTCCGGGCCAGAGACGCTAGAAACTTGGTGGCGCAGCCGCAGAAAGGGCAGCGATATGGGTGCCGTGCCAGTTCGGGGACGAATCGGCTGTCGGAGCACCCTGAATGCTGATTCTGTCTCTATCCCCTGTCGACTGTCGTGCCAGGGAGTGTTTTGCACTTGAATTCCGCGAGGGAACGGTGGTATGTTTGTAGATTAGGTGACCGGAACCATTGCGGGACGAAAGTAATATGGGAAATGCCGGTTCAGAAAGTTGACCTATGGCGATTGACTGGAGCCGAGTTGCGCTGAAACATGTTCAGCAGGCTTGCCAGTTGTACGACTCGGGAGTCTCTGTGCCAAGACGGCCCGCAAGAAGTACATTCCTTTTGATGAACAGCAAGAGCTATCCGGCTAAGTTCATCCGCGGTCTGGCCTACCGGTTAGCTACAGGTGTCGAACTTGATCCGAGCCGTGATTACTCCGGCGGCCTGGAGACTGTCAGGTTTTTCCATGCCCTTGGCCTTCCGACTCAGCACGACCAGTCTCCCGGTCCTGCAGAACCGACAGCCGAACCCACCCCATCGCTTTCGGCTCCCACTGGAGAACCTCTGGGCTTACGGCGGGAGCATCGAGAGCCCCAGAAACGAGCCTTGGCCGAGCTTCTGCGCTGCCGCTATGGTACTATCGAGGTGGAGGCTCAGTTCCCATGGCTGATAGCACCTCGGCCCGACCAGATGGACGAGACCATGGGCACCATCTTTCACGCCCTGCAAACGATGCGTAATCTCTCGGGCTTCATCACTCCAGGTCAGCGGTTGAAGTGCGACTTCTTCCTGCCTGGCGAGCGGCTGATCGTCGAGTATGACGAGCGGCAACACTTCACCCTGCAGCGGGCCAAGGCCCTTGAACTCTACCCGCCCAACGTTCCCTTGAGCTTCGACCGAGAGGAGTGGATCAACGCCTGCCGGACAATCCAGGCAACCGACTCACAACCGCCGTACCGGGACGAGCAGCGGGCATTCTATGACAGTTGTCGGGACATTTTCGCGGCACGGAACGGCGTCCGCTTGGTCCGACTACATTACGGGAAACAAGACTGGACTGCGCCCTGCGCTACCGAAGCGCTGGATACGCTTCTTTTGGGGACCCGTGCGCCGGCTGACTCACCGCGTGGGCTTCCCCGTATTCAGAACGCGGTGTCAGCGTCTGAGAATCAGATCAAAAAGATTGCGTTGGTGACTCACAACTACAACGTGGCCGACAGCAGTGGTCGTTACGATTACTCCGAGCACTTCTCACGAATCAACCAGCGCTGCGGCGAACAGAGTTGTGACACGATCCTCTACGCGCTGTACACTTGGGACGAAGACTCGCCCGTTTCTCGTAATCATGAGGTGATGTTCAGAGGGCTGAAGAATGTCCAGCGGATTATAATTGAAGTCGGCCACCCTCACCCACCCTATCCCTGCAGCTCCGACCATGTGGAGGTGTGGCAGAGAGACAGTAAAGTCCCGCTGGTGACGAAACAACGGTTCGCCACATCTTCCGCATCTCGGTGCGACAAGGCGGCATTCCTTAATGACTTACCTCAGCGCCAAGTGCAAGACGCTCTACTGCTACTCTGCGGCGAGTCGAATATTGCCTCCCTGGTTCGTGGCTCGGACAAGTTCAACGACCCGTACCGTTTCGCGCACATACTCGGGAACATGAAGGTACGGCTGATCCTTAATCCTATCCATGATTACATGCGCCGCCCCGAGATGCGAGAAAAGCGACGGTATTACTCACACGGTGGGCGGACGGTCATCTCCGTCTGGAATCAGGGAAAGGGCCGGGAGCCTGCTTCGCCGTGGACCGTATTCCATGATGGGCGGGAAAGAACGAATGATGTCCGAGAGCTTGCCAAGCCGTTCTCTGACCGACCCGACATCCGCATCGGCATCCTGGACTCATCTCTGATTCCTTGATAGATCCACTCGGACGAAGTGGGCTCCCACCTGCGCATTTCACTTTCCTCCGGTAGTGTAAAGGATGTTTCGCA